CATCTCGACCGTGGGCTGGACAAGCAACATCGGGCCGGCTGCGTGGTCAATGACGTATCCGAGCCAGTTGCTCCCGCTCTCGGTCTTGCCCGTCTGCGCCGCAAACATCATCACCACCCGCTGAATCGGGCTGTTGCTGCTCAGGCAGTCCATCGGCTCCCGCAGGTACGGCGTCCGATTGGTGCGCCACGGCCCCGGCTCCGCGCTTGCCTTGCTGCTCAGCCGCCGGTGCTTGTCAGCCCACTCGCTCACCGTCAGCGCCTGCTCCGGCCGCAGGCCATCCATCACCGCATCGCGCCAGACCGTCATCAGCTCGCCTCAGCCAGCGCCAGCAGCGCATCGCGGTGCTCATCGCTCAGCAGCTGGTGGATCACCGCCGGATCCATCTCGCCCGCCAGCTGATGGCTCAGCCGATCCGCCAGGTTCGCCAGCGCCTCACGGATGCTCCGGCCGATCTGGAACGCTTCCCGCTTCACCTCATCCGCCGGCACCAGCTCCCGCCGCTGCTGCGCCACCTGCAGCTTCGCCAGCTCCGCCTGGTAATGCTCCCGCCGTGCCCGGCTTTCGTTCAGCTCCGGGATCGCATCATCAGGCAGTGCGTCAATCGCGCGCTTCAGCTCCCGCGGGCTGGCCGGCAGCTCCTCGATCGGATCGCCCTGCCGGATCTTCGCGTTGTGCGTCGCCTTCGTGTTCCGATCCCACAGCTCCAGCGCCAAGTCCCGGTCCAGCCACCGCTTCCCGTCCTTCTCCACCACCGCCGCAGCAATGCGGCTCTTCGTGGCCGCCGTCACTGAGCCCTTCGCGCAGCCTTTGATCGCCGCAAACTCGCTAAAGGTGACAAGCAAGGTCTTGCAGCCCCTTACGTTGAACGAATCTAGTGAACTATTGAACTGCGGAACGGGGAAGGGGCAATCTGCTGCCGTTTTTACTGGTGAGTCCCGTTTGATACCGATGAGACCTGACGCTAGCCGTAGCGCGGGGTCGCGAAATACCCGCAGCCAGGGGCGGGGGGAGGACCCGCGACCCGGGGGGGGTAGGGGGGGTCACCTGCCCCCCAGCCTCCTGACCAGCTCGGCCTGCACTGTGGCCTGGATCTGTCCGCGCCATGCCTGCTCGAAGCCCTGCCGCAGCACCTGCTGCACGGGGAACTGCGGGCGCCTCACCTTGGGGTTGGGGTCGATGGTGAACAGCCGCTTGGTGTTGGTCTCGAGCGTGGAGGTGCGGCCGATGAATCCCACCTTCCGCTCGAACACGGCCTTGACGCTGCTGCCTTGCTTCACCGGGCCGACGAAGTATTGCCCGCCGCCTTGGCGTGCCTGGCCGAGGATCGTGGCGTACTTGCTGAGCGGCACGTTGCCTGAGCTGTTGACCAGGCCTGAGCCCCTCGCTGGCACCAGGACAGCACCGCGGGTCTCGCGGGCAATCTTGCTGGCGGAGAGGTCAGCGCCCTTGAGCTTCGGCGTGGTGCCCTTGACGATGGGCAGCAGGTAGCGACCTGCAGCATTGCCACGGCCCTGGGCATCGCTGCGGAAGCCCACCTCAGCCTCCAGTGTGTCAGCGCGAGCGAAGCGCACGTAGGTGCCGTTGAGGGTCCAGCGGGTGGGCTTGTCGATGTAGCGAGGGGTCGCCTGCTTCAGGGCAGCCTGCGCAGCCTGTGCTGCACCCGTGAGCGCCTTGGCAGCGGCGTAGCGCAGGTTCTGGTCCGTGAGCAGCCGAACGCGGCTGTCGAGCTGCTGAAGCGCTCCTGCGTCGAGATCGATGCGGACGTTGGCCATGGCCCAAGGGTAGGTGCGCAAGCCGGGCCGAAGCCATCACAGAAACGGGGCAAATCGGGCCATCCATGGGGTTGCCGACCTGCCAACCTGCCAACCTTTGCTATAGGAGCTAGGAAACCCCCTATTCCCCCCTTCCTTCTCTTATTATTATTACTATAAATAAAAGGTTAGAAGGTTAGATAGGTAGGATAAACCCATGCAGCACAAGGCGTTAGAGGTTGCCAACCTTCAAACCTGAGGTTGGAAGAACACCCACTTCTGCCCGCCATCAATCAGCTGCCGTCTCTTCCTGAATCCCAGGTCTCTCAAGATGGACGCCACCTGCATCTGGTCGCTGCGGGTCTGCCGTTCGATGGGTTTGAGGATCGCTTCGTTCAGCAGCAGCTCGCTGGTGATGGGCCGGTTGAAGTTGCCCGGGGAGCTCAGCCACCGTTGGATGGGAGCGGACCAGGGTGACTCGACCAGGTAGTTGGTGTTCTCGGCCTCGACGGCCATGAGATCGGTGACGGCCAGCTCGTTGCCTTCACCGGCCTTGTAGGCGGCGACCGCAGCGGACCAGATCGCATCGCGCTCGAGGAGGAGGTTCGGCACGTCGATCGGGTTCTTGAGGGTGCAGGTGACGGGGATGACCCAGAAACGGCGGTTGCCGGTTTCATCGACCAGGAAGCCGCTGTCGCGATTGGTCGAGCCGACGATGATGCAGCGGCGGGGGAAGGCTTCGGTGGCCTTGCCATAGGGCACGCGGAACATGTCGGTGCACTGGGATAGGAAAGCCTTGACCTGGCCAGCGTGCTTCTTGCTGGTGACGTGATCGAGCTCGGCCCACTCCATGATCCAGCTGCGATGCAGGACCATGAGATCGTCTTTGGAGCTGATGTCGCGCAGGGCATCGGAGAAGAAGGGGCCACCAAGGGCGCCCCAGAAAGATGACTTGCGTGCACCCTGATCACCCATGAGCACGCAGGCATAGTCATGCTTGCAACCGGGCTCGAAAATGCGGCGCACTGCTGCGATGACCGTCTTCTTGATCATCTGGTCGTAGAGGGTTGGCTCGCTGTGTGCGGCGTCCTCAGGCCGTAGGTAGGTGGATGCGAGCCGATCGATGTAGGTGGGTGGGACCTGAGCGGCGACGTGCTCGAGGTAGAGCTGCACCGGGTCGTAGGGGTGCTCATGGGCCACCTCGACCAGGCAATCGAGCGCCATCTCCTTGCTGGCCTTGTAGCCCATCTGGGCTAGCTGGAGGTAGAAGCGCTCGACACCTTCAGCGACCTCGCCGCGGATCTCGATCTGCTGGGTGAAGACGTTGTAACGGAAGCGGGGTGAGCGGTCCTGATCGGGCACCCGGAGCATGTCGAGTAGCTCCCTAGCCTCAAGTTTTTGGGGTTTGTTGCCTGCCGGCTGGGCTGTGGGTGCGTCAGGCTCTGACTGTTGCTTGCGGGATGGTTTGGTTGCTGGTGGCAGCTGGCGCTGTCTGGGCTGCCAACCGTCGTCTTTTGCGAGGTTGCAAAGGTGGCGGATGTCACGCTTGCCGTCAGGTTTGAAGCTGCGCCAGTGGCGCTCGCAGACGCCGGGCTCGTATTTGCTGGAGGTGCGTGACCAGCGATCCCAGTCTGAAAGCATGTGATCGCCGACGCTCTGCAGGCATTGACCGACCTCGATCCAGTCGTCGTAATCGTCAGCGCGGGAGGAGCGAAGGGCATCCAGCCAGATGCGCGCCCATTCTTCGTCGGTGCGATCGCCGGTGGTGCGCGGCGCTGGGGGCGGCAGCAGTGGAAGCGGCTCGACAGGCTGCTGTGGCAGCATCTGCTCGATCAGCGCAAGGGGCGCTTCGGCGATGGGCAGATCGGCGGGGGTGCGGCCCTTGAGCCAGCGATAGGCGCCGGTGGTCGGGTGTGCGCCGGCGACGACGGATTGGCAACCGGTCCAGCGCAGCTCGAGCTGCTCTTGCTTGCCTTCTTCGTCGTGCTTGCCGGTCTTGAACTTCCTGGTGCGGATGTCAGCCCAGAATTCTTCCGGGACGCGATAGATGATCTGAAGGCGGCCGGTACGGCCCGAGGTGACGGCCCAGGACTTGGGGAGGTCACGAAGCGGCACGCCGATCTTGTCGAGGATCTCACCGGCTGAGATGCCGTCGTGATCGACAAAGAGAAGGCCACCTGATGCAGGGCCGGCGATAACGCCGATCGCAACGGCGCGGCCGGCTGTGATCTCAGCGGTTAGCGCGGGCTTGTCGAGGGGGTTGTTCTGCCACTCGGATTGATAGGGGCGCTTGCCATGACCGACGGCGACGAAGGCCCAGGTGTCGGGAAGGGAAGCAAGCTGATCGAGAAGGGTCATTCATGCGGCTCATGCGCTGCAGATGTTGGCGGATGGTTAGCAAGGTTGGCAATCGGCTGTGACAATTTGCAAGGCATCACTGACTGATCTGGCCACGCCAGCGATGCCACCGGCCTGATGGACGGCTTCAAGCCAGTGGCGCTGCTGAGGGGTGAGGCGGCCTGTGGTGGTCTTGACTTCGATGCTGCAGAACACGGCTAGGCGGGTGCCCACCATGTCTGGGGTGACGGTGATGGTGCGCCAGCCGATGAGGTCAGCGGAACCGCGGGCTAGGCCAAAAGTGACCAGCCGGCCAGTGCGGGGGTCTGGGAGCGAGCCGACCTGGTTGCGGAAGATTCGGGCTTCAGGCTGGGTGCCGAGCGCCAGCCGGATGCGTTGCTGGAGGTCGGTCTCGGCGTTGGCCACGATCATGCGCGCTGCTGCCGCGCATTGTGGACCCGGTGTGCCCAGCCGGGGGAGTAGCCGCGCTGCTTGGCAACCACCATCAGCTCCTGCAGGGTGCGCGCCTTCTTGCGATCGGCGGTGCGTTGCCCACGGGCCAGCTCCTGCAGCTCGCCTTCCTGCTGCTTGAGCTCCCGGGTGCTGAGCTTGCTGGGGGTGCCGCAAACGGGGCAGATGGGCTGTGGCTTGAAGGCGGCGAAACACACCTCGCAGGTGCGCACGGTTGGAGCTGGTGGGCCGCCCTTGCTGGTGCGTCGCCGAGCATCATCCAGAGACCATGGCCGTACATCATCCGGCCAACCATGCCGGTGGACGTTGCCGACGTGGTCGAGGATCAGCGCGTGTGGTTTACCTGGTGCAGGGCGCAGCACTCGGCCGACCTGCTGGAGGTAGAGGCCTTCGGATTGTGTGGGCCGCAGCAGGATGGCAGCGCCGACCGATGGCACGTCGGTGCCTTCCGAGATCACGTCCACCGAGACCAGCACCTGCAAAGCGCCGGAGCCAAGATCAGCAATTAGTTGCTCACGCTGCTCAACGGGGGTGGTACCTAAGACGACGTGCGACCGAATGCCGCAGTCACGAAACTGTTGTGCGACGTGCTCGGCGTGAGCGGTGGTGCAGCAGAAGGCGATGGCTGAACAGCCACGGCCAAGGCGTTGATAGTGCTCAATCGCGTCGCCGGTAACCGTTGGTTTGTCGAGCTGAGCAGCGGCTTCTTCCGGGGCGTAATCTCCTGATCTGATTCGTATTTTTGCCAGTTGCAGAGTTGAAGCTGGCGCGTAGATTTTTGCCGGTGTGAGGAACCCTTGGATGGTGAGGTCCTGCACGGAGGGACCTAGTATTAAGCGATCAAACACTTCCCCCAGGCCGCGGCCATCACGGCGCACTGGGGTGGCTGTCACGCCCAAGCGGTAGGCCTCTGGCCAATGACTGAGCACGCTCCCCCACGTGCCGGCAATGGCGTGGTGCGCCTCATCGATAACGATGAGATTGGGCTGCCAGTGTTGGCGCTCGAGGCGACGGGCCAGAGTCTGGACCGACGCGACTTGCACTGGATGATCTGAAGACTCGAAGCCTGCGGCGATGATGCCGTGGGTGACGCCGGCCTGCGTGAGTTTCGCGCTGGCCTGTTGGATCAATTCGCGCCGGTGCACCAGGATCAAAACGCGACGACCACGCTCGACGGCGCCAGCAGTGATGGCGGCGAAGCAGACGGTTTTGCCCATCCCGCACGGGGCCACAAGCAAAGGAGAGCGCGCGCCTGAGCGGTAAGCCGCGCGCAGATCGTCGATCGCGCGGGACTGATAGTCGCGAAGGATGAGACTCATGGGACTTGACCTGAGCTGCCGGGAAGAAATACCAAGGGCAGCGGCCGGATGCTAGCCGGACGGGAACGAAATACTTAGAACTACTGGGGCAAGCGATGAACGGACGGGAACTTGTGGTAACTTCTGGGGGTTGTCAGCAGGGACTGCCCATGGAGATCGGCGACTACCACGCCATGACCAATGTGGTGAGCAAAAGCCACCTCGACCAGATCGCTCGCAGCCCGCTCCATTACTGGGCGGCTTACCTCGATCCCAACCGCCAGCCGCGGGAGGCGACGCCGGCGATGGCGATCGGTTCCGCTGTGCACACCCATGTGCTCGAGCTGTCTACGTGGGATGAGCGCTACGTGATGGCCCCGGAAGGGATTGACCGGCGCACCAAGGCCGGCAAGGAGCTGTGGGCAGCCTTCGAGGCCGATGCCGCCAGCCGCACCGTGCTGAGCCGCAGCGATGCCGAGCTGGTGATGCAGATGGGCCGTGCTGTGTGGTCACACCCGGCTGCTGCGTTTCTGCTGGGGCGGCCCGGGCAGGCTGAGCAGACCTACCTATGGACCGATGAGGCGACGGGGCTTGAGTGCAAGTGCCGGCCGGACTGGATGACCACCGACGGCCAGCTGATCGTGGACTTGAAGACCACCGAGGATGCGAGCCCGGCAGGCTTCCGCAAGTCGATTGGCAACTTCCGCTACCACGTGCAGGCCGCCTGGTATCTCGACGGCATTGAGCACGCCACCGGCCGCCGGCCTGAGCAATTCATCTTCGTCTGCGTCGAGAAGAAGCCACCCCACGCCGTGGCGGTCTATGCCGCAAGCGCCGAGATGATCGCTGCTGGTGCGATCACCGCCGAAGCTGATCTGGCCAGGCTGGCGTTGTGTCGCGAGGCGAGCGAATGGCCGGGCTACTCGAACCAGATCGAAACCATCGACCTGCCGCCCTGGATGCGGCCGCGGCCTGACGGCACCGTGCCGACCGTGGCACCCGAGCAGATCGAGACCTTCTGATGGACCAGCTTGCCAACCTCATCCTGATCGCGATCACCACCTGGTGCGGCGCGGTCTTCATCCAACACCTGACCGATGCGCCACTGACCACAGCGGCGTTCGGTTCCTTCTTTATCCTGATGGCCCTCAAATCATGAAGGCAAAGCCACTCCCACCGATCGCCGAACTCCGCCGCATGTTTGCGGTGCGCAGCGACGGCACCATCATCCGCAAGACCAGGGCCGGCGGCGGCCGCAAAGCTGGCGATCCTGTCGGGTCGCCGATGCGCGGCGGCTACCTTGCCGTTCGCATCCGCGGCCAATCGTTCCTAGCTCATCGGATCATCTGGGCGATCTGCAACGGGACCGATCCATGCGATCTCGATGTTGATCACATCGATAGGGACAAGACCAACAATCGGCCTGGCAATCTGCGACTGGCGACGCGCAGCCAGAACTGCGCGAACAAATCGACCAAGGGCATCCATTGCCGGCGGTCTTCCGGCAAATTCCAGGCCTACGTCTACAAAGACCGCGCCTGCGTCCACCTCGGCATGTTTGAAACCGCCGAGGAGGCCCGCGCGGCTCATGCCGCGGCCAAACTCCAACTTTTCGGTGAATACGCTCATGTCTGATCAATCCACAGCGCTCACAACCACCAGCGGCTCAGCCTTCTCGGGAATTCAAGCCTTTGAGGATGCCCAGCGGATGGCCAAGTCGCTCGCGAGCTCCACGCTGGTGCCGCCTCAGTTCCAAGGGCAGAACGGCTTCGCCAACTGTCTGGTGGCACTCGAGATCGCCAGCCGGATGCGGATGAGCCCGTTTGTTGTTGTTCAAAACCTCCACATCATCCACGGCCGACCGAGCTGGTCGAGCCAGTTCATCATCGGCCTGGTGAACGGCTGCGGCCGCTTCAGTCCGCTGCGGTACGAGATGACCGGCAGCGGCGACAGCCTGGCTTGCTACTGCGTCGCCACCGAGCTCAGCAGCGGATCGGACCTCAAGGGGCCGACCGTGAGCATGGCGATGGCAAAGAAGGAAGGCTGGGCCACCAAGGCCGGCAGCAAGTGGCAGACGATGCCCGAGCTGATGATCCGCTACCGGGCCGCGGCGTTCTGGGGCCGGCTTTACATCCCCGAGTTGCTGGTCGGCATCCAGACTGAGGAGGAGGTGGTGGACGTGCAGCCGGTGACGGTGCGCGCGGCTGAACCCGAGCTGCCGAAGGCAAGCCTCGAAGACTTGAATCAGCAGATTGCCGCTCCGGTGGTGATCACCCCAAAGCCCGCTAAGGAGGCGGCGACCGATGACCACGAGATCTTCTGAGTATCTGACGCCGGATGAAGTGGTTGCCCGGTGGCGGGGGTTGATCTCGAAGTCAACGCTCGACAACTGGCGATCAAGTCAAAACCGGGGGCCGCGCTTCGTGAAGATCGGCGGCCGCGTCCTTTATCCGTTGGATGAGGTCGTGGCCTACGAGCTCCGCAACCTGCGCGGCCTGCCCAACAATCCACCTTCCCAACCAAGAGCATGACCTTCAAAGCAAACGGCGCATTGTTCAGGAACACCGAGGAGAAGCTGCGCGCGCGGTTCAAGGATCGCTATGACGCAAACAAGAGCTACCCGATGTTTGACGGCGTGATCAACGTGCCGGCCGATCAGGCGTATGCGATGGCTGAGTACCTGATGAACGCGCAGCCGGATGAACGGGGCACGATCCTGATGCGGATCAGCGGTTGGCGGAAGGAGCCACAGGGCGGTGGCGATCCCTATGTGTCGATGGCGATCGAGCCCGACTACAAGACGCAGAAGGCGATCGAGGAAGCCAAGGCGACCGCGGTGCCTGCTGCTGCGGCCAGCCTGGCTGCGGCGACCGGCGGCGTGGTTGTTCAGGCCGACGTGTTCTGACGCATCAGCAACAGCTCCAGGCGCGCGATCTCATGGACCGCAGCCTGGAGCATCTCCTGCTGCCGGTAGGTCTGCCGAAGAAGCTGGGCGGCAAGCTGTCCGGCTTTGCCGTTGGCCTCAAGCGCGCGGCAGTCGGCCTCGAGCTTGAACAGCTTCTCAGGTGGGATTTCCACCTGCAGCCATTTCCCAAAATCCATTTGCTAGGGGCAGCTGCCCCATGTTGCCCATGAAGTGTCCGAAGTGCACTAGCAGCAAGATTCAAGCCGCAATCACGAACAACAGGTTCGATTCGCAAACGGTGCGGAAGCGCCGGTGCGCTGACTGCGGCCACAACTGGTTCACGGTCGAGCTGGAGGTGAGCCGCTACCTGATCGGCTGGAGCAAGCAGCATCAGCAGAAGCCGGTGCTGCGGCGGCCGACCACGTTGGAGCCGTGGGTGACGCCGTGGGAGCCCTCCGATGTGCCAGATGAAGAAATGTGACAGCACCCTGCCGGGGGCGCTGCCGGCGGTGCATCATTGGGTCACGGCCGAAAGGCCTCCACCTCTTCACCCCATGCTCACCTTCACCGCCCTGCTGATTTGGAAGCTGCTCTTGCCGCTGCTGGTCCTGATCGCCGTGATCGACTGGCTCACCGCTTCCGACGATCGCCGCATCCGCATCCTGCGCCGCACCGGCCTCACCCAGCGCCAGATTGCTGATCGCCTCACCCTCACCCGTTACCGCGTCCGCAAGGCGCTCGCATGATGCTCACCAACACCTGGATCAATCGCGCCGCCGCCTTGTTTCTGCTGGTGGCCGTCTATGCCCTCGCCTACGACAACGCCAAGCAGGAGGCCGCCCAAGCGCATCACAACCACCCAGCTGCCCACCTGCCGCTAAAGCCATGACCACGCCCCGCCAGTTCTACTTCCAGATCCGTTCGGCCAGCGTGATCGAGTCGATCACGGCGCACACGATGACCGAGGCCAAACAGATCGCCGAGCAATCCGGCTGGCTGCCGTGGTGGGATGAAATCGAATGGCTCAACCCTGAAACCGTTACCGACCCAAGCATCCATGACTAAAACAACAGGAGCAATGCTTCCTTGGCAGTGGAGCGAAGAACTGCCCACCAGCAAGCATGGGGAAGGCGTAAGCCGACCTCGACCCGGCAGTCGAACGCGGGAGTATCGGGTGTTGGTTTTCAAGCCCGGCGCTCGGCCGATGATCTGGATCACTTACGCGGAATCGAAGCGCCACGCGATCCGCTACGCCCAGGCCCGCTGGCCTGGCGCTGAAGTGGAGGTGTCGTAATGGGTGACCACATCCGCGCCAAGCTGGAAGCCCTGATCAGCGATTCCGGCATGTTCAATGCGGGCCAGCAGGATGAACGGTTGCGGCTTTGCCGGCTGATCGACATCCGACTGGATGACCTGCGCAAACTGGCCCGCGGGCCGATCATTTCAGCCCGCCGGGAAGAACTGCTCAGCATTCGCCAAGCACTACAAGATCACTCATGAAACCCCATCAACTTGACCTTCAACGCGCCACGATGATGGACGCGCTTTATGCCCGCAGCGGTCGCGCTGATCTGCCCAAGGGGCACCCGCTGCGTTCGACTTACACCGGACTTTGGCAAGAGTTCTGCCAGGATCTCGGCCCCAACTTCAGGGACACCGACTACGAACAGCTCCACGCTGAGGTATGCCAGGCGATGGATGACACCGGTTCAGTGATGACGCAAAAGCAAGCGCAACAGGCAATTGCAGTATGCCGTCGTCATTTGCTGGGGAAATGAGCATGAGGAGGCTTCTGTTACTGCTGGCCATGCTTGCCGCACCGGCCCAGGCCCGCACCGTGACTGCCACCGTCTACGACCCCTGGTACAACGGGCGAGCTGATGCTTGCGGCGGCACCTACCACCATTGGGATTTATCCGCAGCACATCCGTGGCTGCCCTGCGGCACCCGCGTCACCGTCACCCATCGCGGCCGCTCGCTGGTGGTGCCAATCCGGGACCGCTGCGACTGCAACAGCATCGACCTGTCAGCAGGTGCGGCCTATCGCCTTAGTGTGCCCCTCGATGGCACCGCTCGCGTGGAGGTGCGGTACTGATGGCTAACCATTCTCCTGACGTCACAAAAATGGTCCCGCCCCCGGTGGCGACGGATGAGGAGCTTAAGCAGACGTGGCTTCAAGGCGCAACTTTGACTCAAGGTCATCGCGCCATCTACAACCTCGGCGTAGCCCACGGCCAGGCCAGCAGCCGGGAGGTGGCGGAACCGGCGCCAGTGACAGGGGCAGGGGGATTGGTGGAGCGGGTGTCAGACGCGATTACCAGCGAAACAGGATCGCGGTGGGCATCGACCGAAGCCCGCGCCGCCATCCTTGAGGTGGCGAGGTGGCTACGAAGCCATGACATCAACGGTTCTGCCAAGGCACTTGAGCAGGAGGCAGGGCGATGACTGACCAATCTTCCCCGATCACACCACCGCCTGAGCTGGTGAATCAGTGGTTAAAAGAGCGATTACTTCTGGACCCACTGCCTTCTGCCCACCATTACCTTGCTACCAGCGCCGCACAATGGGGTGCCGACCAGGAGCTGGAGGCGTGCTGTAACTGGTTAGAAGATCCTTGCGCTGCTGACATGTTTTCATTGGCAAAAGATCTTCGGTACTCTCGCCGCTTCAAACCGCCGAGTTTGAAGGAGGAGGCGCTACTGCAACTGGACACGCTCAATGCAGACCTAGCTATGCACGGCAGGGGATGCGACCTATCTCAAATCCGCCGCGCCCTGGAGGCTCTGCCCAATGACTGATCTATCACCCGCTGCTCAGGCGGTGCTGGATGCTGTTGTTTCCCATCCGTCATTCGCCACTCGCAAACGAATTGCCGCCGCCATTCGTGCTGCTGCTGCTGATCAAAACAAACAAATTGACGTTCCTTTTTCCAGAATTGACCAATGGGAAAAGATTAAAGGCAACACACTGTCTTATTGGACAGCAGCACAATGGGGATACCAAAAGGCTATGAGTGAATTTCTCGACATTGCCACCGAACTGGAGAACCACCAATGATCACCACCCCTAACAACCTCCCAGGGCCAGAGCCGCTATCGCCATCCGCGCAGGCCGTGATGGATGCTGCCAACATGGTGTTTAGCCAGGCTGGTACTACTGCTCAAGGTATTGCCGCTGCCATTCGTGCTGCTGCGGATCAGGCGGCTCCAGAGTTGCCACACTCAGAGTTAGATGATCCGGAAATACTGAAAGGTATTTGGGGTGAGCGTCGCGCATGTCGCGCCGAACTCCTCGCCATCGCCACCGAACTGGAGGGCCATGACTGACACCTTCGCAGCCGGCGGCCTGCGCGTTGTACGCCGCCACGATCGGTGGAACGGAACCAGCTACATGGCCTGGCGCCCCTACGTCTCCATGCTGTTTACCGACACCAAGGAGCTGTTGCGCTTCATTGCATGGCCGGCCAAGACACCAACGGGTGAAGCCTTGCGCGAATGGCTCAAGGTCAAACCTGCTCAGCCGGTGCCAGCAGCGCCGGCAACTGAGGTCAGCGGCTTCGGCCCTGATCCTGAAGATCCCAACTATCAAACCCGCACCGTTATCTGACATGGATTTGGTCAACCAACCGCCGCACTACCGCCAGGGCAAGATCGAGTGCATCGACGCAATCGAGGCCGCACTGACGCCAGAGGAGTTCTGCGGCTACTGCAAGGGGAACGCGATCAAGTACATCTGGCGCGAGCGGCACAAGGGCTGCGTCGAGTCCTTAAAGAAGGCGCAGTGGTATCTCGCCCGGTTGCTCGGCAAACTGGAGCCATGAGCGGATCACATTTGGCAAGCCTGAGCTTTTGGGAGCGGCTGGCGGTTGCGCTACTGGTGCGCAGCCCCCGGACCAGCCTGCTGGTGGTGAAGGAGCGTGACACCTCGATCGTGTTCGTGTCGGCCGATCAGTCCGATCCGGTGGCGGCCTATGTTGTCTCGGGCCTCGACGAAGACGAACCGGCCAGCATGATCCTGGAGCGGCTCTACCACGCGCCAAGCTACGGCGAGGTCGAATGATCAGTCTCTACGGCGGCCGGTTGCTTCTCTTCTGCGATCGGGCCGACCGTACCTGGCACTGCCGAGTGAACCTTGGCCCGAAGGCCGAGCACCAGCTCGAGGCGGACACCGGCGCCATCCAGCTGCAGGATGCGCTGCTGCGGGCACAGTCGATCTACTCGGCAGCCTTGACCCGAATCCGCCCAGCCGAGGCGCCGCGGATGTGCTGGGACTGTGTGCAATGGGAGGCGACGCGCAAGCGCTGCAACCTTGAGTTCCCTGAGGCACGCCAGACCGGCGGCCGCTTTGCGGCACGATGTGAGCTGTTCGTTTGCGATCGGCCATGAGTGAGCCGGTGCTGGTGAGCCGCTTGGATCGCGGCGACGGCTGGATCGAGACGCTCGAGCCAGTCGATGGCGGTGAGCTGTATTACCGCAGCTGCGCGCATGGGATGTGCCGCTACTCGAGCGACCAATGGCAGGCCGAGCTGTATCTTGACCACCTGCTAGCCCGCTAGGTCTCCCCAGCCACCCAGCGGGCGATTGCCCACTCGCCGAGGGATGACCAAAAATGCTGGGCGCGATACCACTCAATCCAGTCCTTGTGGCCCTTCTGGCTGTTGCACATCAGGCAGCAGCTGATCAGATTTTCGCGGACGGTGAGACCACCGTGCACCTTGGGCACCACGTGATCGAGCGTTGGGCTGCGGCCGAGGGGATCGTTGCAGTAGGCGCAGCGGTAGTTCCAAGCCAGATGGATCTGATCGCGAGCTGATCGTCGGGTGACCAGCCGGGTCTCGTCAATGTGGTGCTGTTCCACTGAGATCGTCGGGGAGGGTGAACAGCTCGACGGCAAGGTCGAGGATGTCGGTCTCGTTGCGGATGAACTCAGTGATTTGGCTGTAGATGTCTGCGGGCAGCTGATCTGGATCGGTGTCGCTGCGGACCACCACCTTGGCGGTGATCTCGACGATGTGAGCCCGCATGGGCGCTGGCCCAACTTGGCCAACGGTAACGGACGCGACTCGATCGCCTATGTGACGGATTGTAAACGGGCTACCCTGGCCCGGCATGGTGCGCTGTCTGCGGTGTATAGTTCACACATCAACCGCACCGGACCGATGCTCGCCACCTTCACCGCCAAGCTTGCCACCCTCTCCACCGCTGACCTGCTCGATCTGATCCGCCAGCTCATCTCAGAGGAAGTCTTCAACGCTTGCTTTGATGCCGCGCTAGACGAAGCCTGCAACCGTGACGCCGACCTGGCATTCACGATCGAGGCCATGTGGGCCTGATGGCCACCATGCCCAAAATCGATCCCAACTACGACCACATCCCCGAGGATCTGCCCGAGGATGACGACGACGACGACCACCCCAGCCTCACCGCTGCCGAACGCAATCCATCCCTGAAATGACCTACATCCTCGAGCTCGGCCCCTGGCACGTTGGGCCGTTCCCCACCCACGTTGCTGCGCAGTATTGGGCCGAGACCCATGGCGTTGATGAGTACCGGATGATCCCGTTGGATGATCCCGCCGAGGCGCCCATCCGCATCCACCGGATGCGCAGTGCAGGCCTGCAGCTGAAGCAGGGCTGAGCCTGCGCGAATAGTGCGCGAACAGCAAAAACGGCGGCCTTAAAGCTCAGAACCGGCCGCCGTTAAATCATTGAGATCGTTGGGGTTTTTGGTGCCCAGGGGCGGAATCGAACCACCGACACTGCGATTTTCAGTCGCGCCCGAAACGTTCACGCCGGTTCACGGATCTTCACTATCGCTCTGATTCATAACGCCTTTTTCGGTTGACGGATTTACGGCCGTTCGCGCAAGATCCCGGCCGTTCGCGCAAATCTGCGCGAATAGTGCGCGAATGGGAGAGCGTGAAATGAAGCGTGAATGGCAGCCAGATAGGAAGATCTCCGGCCTCGGTTTGATGGTGCTGCCCACGGGAGTCCGCACCTACTACGTCCGCTATCGCGAGCCGAGCGGCAAGCAGCAGACTCACAAGATCGGCCGCGCCGAAGTCGTCAGCCTCACCATGGCCCGCGAGGAAGCAATCAAGATCCTGGCGGCCGTCGCCAAGGGCGAAGCACCCGGCACCGACAAGCAGCTGCTGCGCCACGGCAAGACCATCGCCGAGCTGGCTGAGCTGGTGAAGAACAAGCACTACGCCACCCGGGTCCGTGCCTCGACAGCCACCGGCTACGACGTGCTCTGGCGGCGGCACATGCTGCCGCGGATCGGCGCTGAGAAGGTCGCTACCCTGCAGGCCCTCCAGGTGATCGACATGCTGGAGGAGCTCCCCCACGGCCAGCAGAACCGCGCGTTAGCCGTCCTGCGTAAGGCGATGAACCTGGCCGAGCTGTGGGGCATCCGCGCCAAGGGCACGAACCCGTGCAAGGGCATCCAGATGAACACCGAGCGCAAGCGCCGGCGGTATCTGACCCGGGAGGAGCTGAAGCGGCTCCTCGCCGCACTGGACGCGTTTGCCGATGCCGGAGTGCGGTGGCGCTTCGTGCAGCTGATCCGCCTGCTGCTGGTCACCGGCTGCCGCGTGCGTGAGCTGATGTGCGCGCAGTGGGATTGGATCGATCTCGATGCAGCGGTGCTGCTGGTGCCGGCCGAGGCTCATAAGACCGGACAGGATGGCAGCGATCGCAAAGTGCATTTGCCCCCCGCGGCCATTCAAATCCTAAGAGATCTGCGGCAACGGTCCAACAGCGACTGGGTGATCGCCGGCGATGATGACGGCCACCTGATCGGCTACTGGCGGATCTGGGACGACCTGCTGGCCGCGGCCGAGATCCGCAACCTGCGGGTGCATGACCTGCGGCACAACTTCGCCAGCCTGGGGGTGAGCGCCGGCCTCTCGCTGCCGCAGATCGGCGGCCTGTTGGGCCATGCCAGCCCGCAAACCACCCAGCGGTATGCGCACCTCATCGATGAGGCTGCAGCGGCCGCAGCGGCCAAGGTGGCGGCGCTGGTGATCTAGCCCTTGCTGGCGGTGACCATCAGATCGTTGCAATAGCGGCCGGTCTGGGAGTAGCTGCGCGTCGGAATGCCGTCCATCTCCTGAAAGACCATCTGGCCGATCTTCATGCCGGGCCAGATTGCGATCGAGTGAAAGCGGCGCGCGTTGCTGAGCTCCATCGTCAGCCGGCTGCCATGCCATCCTGGATCGCAGAAGCCGGCCAGCAGGTGCTCGAGCCCTTCTCGCGCGCGGCTGGACTTGAGCACGAATTGAGCCGCGATGAAGTCGGGCAGGTTGAAGATCTCGCGCGTCTCCGCCAGGCAGAACTCACCAGGTGCGAGCCAGTACGGGTCCGCTTGCGTGTGGTGGCTGATGCCGAGGATCTGCAGCTCGGGGCGGTCCTCCACTTCCACCATCAGCCGATCACCCAGCAGCACGTCGATGCTGGCTGGGTTGACCAGTTCAGGATCGAACGGCACCACCATGGCGTGGCGTTCGCAGAGATCGTAGATCTCAAAGTCGGGCAGCGGCACAGGCTAATCAGTAAACCCAGCGCACCTTAGGACTGCCCTGGCGAATGCCGAGGTGAACGAAGCCCTTGGGTGCGCCGTAGCCGATGCTGTAGGGCCAGGTCTTGTCGCACCAGTCCTGCACCGCGTAGATGTCGGCGCCAATGATGTTGAAGTCCACCGCACCGACGCCGATTGCGTCGTAGAGGTGCTCTGACTGGCTGGCACCACCCACGGCACGGTTCACGGCTGCGGGCCGATAGCCGGAGGTGATGGTGATCGGCCGGCCGCCGAACTGCGTGCGGGCCTTCTCGAGGAATTGCGCCAGCTTCACCGCGGTGTCGCACTGGTGCTGGTGATCGAAGCGTCGCGCCTCCTGGCCAAGCGCGAACTCGCCGTAGGTGATGTGGGGGGTGATCTTGAAACTGAAGGGCGACTCGGGGGTGAACATCGCCGAGACAAGGCCGGTGGTCTGCTTGTCACGGCCCCAGAGGTCACCCTCGGCAATCCGGCGCCGTTTCAGGCCGGCCTCCACGTTGGTGCCCGGGTTGCGATAGAGCAGCAGGGCATCGGGCACGCCAGCCCAGTCCTTTTCGCGTAGCCGCTTGCTGATCGTCTCGAAGCCCTTGGCACCATAGAAGCCGCTGCCGAGGTTGTAGGCGAAGGAGATCAGCGCGCACTGCTGATGGTCGGCCATCTCGATCCAGTGGGGCACGGTGGCGCGCAGTTTTTCAGCGATGCGGTCCACCTCCTGGCGCAGCAGCAGATCGGCCTCAATGGCGTGGATCTTGTCGCCACAGCTCACGCGCCGGCCATCCTGGTAGCGGGTGGTGCCATAGCCGATCGTCCAAGGGTCGCCGCCACTGGCCGGGTCTGGGTAGGCCTCGAGGTGGCAGCCCTCGAACTCCTTGATGATCTTCAATGCTGCGGCCAGATCAGCCTGCTTGCCGTCCTGGCTCCAGGTGTTGAACCAGGCGCGATCGCGGCGCATGGCGACTGCGTAGCCGTTGACGGCCAGGTCCTGCTCGAGGATCTGGATCGCTGCCAGCTGGTGCGGCAGCCCGCGGTTAAAGCGGAACAGCTGCTCAAGCGTGATCGGCGTGGCGTTGGCCATGCTCAGCGGCGCTTGGGGAACATCAACCTGCCAGCCTGCAGCAGGAGCTGAATCCAGCTGTTGGACTTGAGGGGGCTGAGCGCAATGATCTCGCTGCCAGCAGCGATGACGATTGCGACGAGTGTGGCAGTTTCGGGGCTCATGATGTCCATGGCGATGCCCTTAGGTTACTTGCGCATCTCAAGCGCGCGAACGCGCTGATCGAGCTGGGTGAGCTCGGTCTTGCTGTCGTTCTTCAATTCTTCGACGGCCTGCGCCATCTGCTGGACGGTGGCCTCAACGCGGGCGAACTGCACCTGCAGGGAAATGAGCAGGGCGCCGATGGCGAACATGCCGGCAGACAGCGCCGCCGGGAGGGAAGCGGCGAACACTCCGCCGACCGTTTTAGGTTCGTCCGCCATCGGCTGATCCGGGCCTGGTCCCATTCTACCGATCGCATGGATCAGGCCTGCCGATCAGGATGGCAAGGGCACGTTTGCCCACAGGTTCTAGGTGATCGCGGGTTGTGGGATCGATTTACCGGCCTTGGCCGCGATACCTGCGCGACCGTTGCGGGTTGCGACTGGTGCCGCTGAGCTTGGCGCGCAGCGAGCGCCCCTGCCGCGTCCGCTTAGGCCGTCCAGCCTTGTGCTCGATGGTGGCGGTGCCGGTCTTGGAGCGGACGGCCATGGTTAGCTAAGCAAGGTGTAGGTGGCTGCCAGGTTGTGGGTAACCAGCAGTTCACCGATCTCGGTCCAATCGGCCTCGGTGAGGTCAGTGGCAGTGGCGGCGATGTTGTTGATGCAGGCTTGCAATGCGGCTTCGTTGGGGGCGCCGGCTTTTGCGTCACCCATGGCAGCGATGAACTCCACAGCAGCAAGCGTCAATGGCAGGCTGGTGACGGCCTGGGTGCGGATGTTCTGGTAGGCGGCGCTGACGAGCAGACTGTCGTAGAAACCGCGATAGTCGGGGATCGCAGGCCCTGGAACCGCATTGGCTTCCAATTCTGCAATCTCCTCTTCGGTGAGGGCAACAGTGGTCTGTTCGCCACTGATGAGATCAACAACAATGCGTTCCATGATTAGCCTTCAAAAAGGATGTTGATGCTGCCCGCATCAAAAGTATCGGTGCCGTTCACGGTGGTGATGCGAACGCGGTCTAGGGTTGCGCCTAAGGATTTGTATCCAGCTAGGCTAAACATTCTTGTTGTGGCTGGCGGACTACCAAATAGTCCAGTAGCCATAAAATCGTTGGATGTCATCAGGGTCAATGTCATTGCCCCGTACATAGTTTGTGCCGCTACAGAACCCGTCGCGTCAGTAATAGTAAAACCAGAAGAAAGCGTTGTAACTACATTGGTCTGAGCTTGCTGGGTCTGCGTCATGGTTCCTGTGTAACCAGTGGTTTGCACAGTGCCAGAGGCTGCTAGTTGAACAATAATTGGACTTGTCCCACTCGTACTCACCCCATTGAACATGACCGTCACCCGCTTCACCCAGCTAGGAATGCCGGTAAAGTCAATACTGACCCCGCTGGTGGATGCAACGGAAGTGCCGCTGGTTATGCCACCCCGAACAGAGGTGCCGGTGATCGTGGTTGCGGAAAGAGTAGGAATGGTTGTGGACCCATCAGCACCCAGGACGATGTTGTTCGAGCCTGAGCTGGGGTTCTTAAGATTGGTCGTAGAAAGTGTGCTCATCGGATCACTCGTAAAGGATGTTGATCGACCCGGCGTCGAACGTGTCGGTGCCGTTCACGGTGGTAATGCGGACTCGATCTAGTGTGCCGGAGAGGGCTTTGTCACCTGCGCCTAGCAATAACGATGTCAGAGCATTGGAAACAATAGATTGCTCGTTCCAAATGTTAGAACCAAATGCTTCAATAATCATTTTGCCTGTGCGCACATCTGTTGCAGCTAAGGCCCTATCAACTAAAAAACCTGTTGAAAAAGTAGTTCCTGCGGCATTATCTTCAACAAAATCAACACTGCCAGAGTAACCTGTTGCTTCAATTCCACTGGAGGTGCCTAGTTGAATCATTACACTTGATGCACCATTTGTGCTTACTCCACGCAGTAGTACAGAGATACGCTTCACCCAGCTTGGAATGCCGGTGAAGTCAATCGAAGTGCCGCTGGTGCTGGCCTGCGCTGTGCCGCTGACGATCTTGTCGGCAAACTCCAGCGATCCTGCTGTCGCGCCGTTCCGCACCACTTGATACGCGCTGCCGTTACCAGCAGGCAGAGCGATGCTGTTGTTACCAGCAACTGCCGGAGCGTCGATCTCGGTGTAGCCGCTTGTTGATCCGTTGAGCCTCAGGGTCATCGCTTCACTCGTAGAGAAGGGTGATGGAGCCGGCGTCGAATGCGTCGGTGCCGTTGGTGGACGTGATACGTAGGCGATCAAGCGTGCCGCCCAGGGTGATTGACCCACCGCCCATGACGCCGATGGTGGTGTTCAGCGCTCCGCTGTGGCTCGCCACCCAGAGGTTGCTGCCCATGGCCACGATCGTCATGGTCCCGGTGAAGGCGTTGGTGGCCGACCCGCCGTGAGCAATCAGGCCGTTTGTAGCTGATGCGACGCCTGCCGAGTTGGCCGTGCCGGCGTAGGCCCCGGTGCTGGCGTAGCCCGTCGTGGTGTAGCTGCCAGAGCCAAGCTGAATGATGCTGTGCGCCGAGCCGCTCAACGACACGCCGTTGTAGGCCACCGTGATCCGCCGCACCCAGCTGGGGATGGCGGTGTTGATGTCGATCGCGGTGCCGCTTGTCGTCGCAATCGCGGATCCGGCGACCAGAGGCACATTGGCAGCCGATCCGTTCAGCGACGCCGTGATCTGGCCCGCGGCAAACACCAGCCCGGTGTCAGCATCGCTGCCGATCAATGCAGGGGTGCCGGCTGATCCGTCCACCCCGCTGATGCCTGTCGTGCCGTTGATGGTGATGGGCATGGTTCCTTGGTTAGACGATCACCCAGGCTTGACCGCTTGGGACGGTCACGGTGACGCCTGCGTTGATCGTAACGGGACCGGCAGAGACGGCGTTCTTGCTGCTGCTGAGCGTGTAGCTGGTGGTGACCGTGTTCCCGTTCTCGAGGAAGACAGCATCGGATCCGCCGCCAGTGGCGCCACCGCCGATCGAACCCCATGCAGTGCCGTTGTAGCCCTCAAACGTCGTCAGCTGGGTGTTGAAGCGGATCATGCCCGAGCTGGGCGATCCGGGCCGTTGCGCGGTGGTGCCGGCCGGCAGATCCAGATAGCCGGTGCCGCTCAACGCCACATCGCCGCCGAAGGTGGCCGTGCCGCTGAACGTGGGGCTGGCCTGCGGTGCGAGCCCCCAGTTGGTGGTGCCCAGGGTGCCGACCGTCACCCATGCGCTGTTCGCCGCGTTGCGCTGCTTGACCAGCCCGTTCGCGGTGTCGCCCCAGATCTGGTAGGCGTAAGTCGTGCTGGGCTCGGATGCCCCGCTGTTCTGGCTGACGATCGCCGCCAGCGCATTGTTCAGATCCTGCCGGAAGGCGAGGCCGGACTGGTTGGCCAGGTTGTAGTCGTGCTGAGCCATGCCTTAGATCTGCCTCCCGAACCCGATCGCGGTGTAGGTGAACTGGCGGCTCACGGCGCTGCCGGCACTGTTCCTAAAGGTTACCTGAAATCCCGTGCTCGTCACGGAAGTGATCGCGAAATAGTCGCCTGTTGCCATGTTGAAGCCCGTCACCCCAACGCTAGGCGCCGAGAAGAAGGCGTTGGTGAAGGTGACTGTATAGGTGCCGGCACCGCTTGTCAGCGTCGCCGACTGCTCGGTGCGTTGCTGCAGCTCCATGTCCACACCAAGCTGCTCGATGAGGATGTTCTGCGTCGGGTCGGTGCTGGTGGCTAGCGCTTTGAACTGAAACCCGCGGCCGCGGACAATCGCATTGCTGAACTCACGCCAGGCGCCCCAGGTCGGAGTGCCGCTCGGGTCGTCCTGCGTCGTGCGCACGTAGGTGAGCGCGTTCACCCGGTCGCCGCCGTTGCCGTCGATCAGGTCCCAGGTGTCGATGTCGTCGGTTTTGTCATCCCAGAAATCGCCGGGGATGTAGGGCAGGGTGACCAGCCGCCGGCGCAGGTTGGCATCGAACACGCCGGGAAAGGCGTAGGTGGAGCCGAACTCATACTCGCCGGCGCTCAGCACACCGCCTACGCTGTCGATCGAGGCGAGTGCGTCCCAGTTGCCGTCGGTGGCCATATCATCCACTGATAGGCCACTGCTGAGCATGATGCCATCAGCGCCGCCTGCTTCCGCCAGGCTGGTCACGTAGAACATGTCGGTGTAGTTGCCGTTGAAGGGCGGCGTCTCGGTCTCTTCCGCATAGGTCTGCACCAGGAGCCGCGGCTGCGGCGTCGGCAGGTCCACGATCACGCTGGTGGCAACCAGCGAACGGTTGCCGCCGTCGTCTTCGAACTTGACCAGGTAGGTGCCCTCAAGCAGCGGCACCTGCTTCTGCGTCTGGCTGCCGGCTGCAGCGGCCACGATCTCCTGGCTTTCTTCCCACAGGGCGCCGCTCAGCGCGACGTTGTGGCGGATCAGCACCTTGCCGCCGAGCAGCACGTCAAGCTCGGTGGCGCGATCCCAGCTGAGGATGGCGCTGGCTCCATCGATCGGGATCAAAGACAGGCCGGCCACAGCCACTGGTGGTGCGGTCTTGCCGAAAGCCTGCACCGTGAGCTTGGCAGGCTCGATCGATTGCCGCAGGCCTGAATTGATGCTGTAGACCTGGATCTCATAGACCCCAGCCGTGGTGTCGAGGATCTCGTAGTCGGGGCGCGCCTGGGTGGTGCTGGTCCAGTTGCCGTTTTGCGGCCGCCAGCGCACGCGGTATTCGTTCACCCCCACCACGGATTGCCAGCTGATGATCAACTTCGACAGCGCCCGGCCGTTCAGCTCGTAGAGCGTTTCCGTGGCTCGGAGATTGGTCGGCGCCTCGGGGATGACGTTCAGGTCGGTGATGTCCCGCTGCTGCAGGAGCGCACCGCGTTCGATGTAGTCGTATTTGCCCGCGTTGTAGGCCAGCGCCGTGATGCCGTATTGCGCGCCCTCCTGCTCGCTGACGGTGAGCACCCGCCAGGTGGAGGCCTGGATGTTGCTGGTCTGAAAGATCCAAACGCTATTGGCGTTTGGCGCTGTGCTCAGTGGTGTGGCCAGGCTGATCTCGTTGCCGGTGATGCTGCTGATGCCGCGGCTCTCGACAACGCCAGTGGGCAGGATCACCGACAGGGTGGCCGTTGCAGCAACTGTCAGCCCCGTTGCATCGTCTACCGTCACGCTGGTGGTGGTTGCGGCGCTAATGCGGCCCCCGCGGCGATTGCCCGCCCGGGTCGGGTCGCTGACTTCGATGATCTGCCCCGGCCGGACCACCACGCCCGCATCGATCGATGCGGTGAAGCTGATCACCTCCGATTCGTAGTGCTCGGAATAGAGCAGCCATTCGCCGATGCGGCTGGCCTGTCCGCGTGAGGTGCAGGCAAAGGCGCTGATCTGGGTGGTGACCACGCCGAACTTGGCGATTGCCTCTTGGTCTTCCACCACCTCGTAGGCGATGTCCCGACTGTTCAAGTCGAGGTAGCTGACCACCGCCACGGTGGGGCGGCTCTTGCGGCTGCTGCCCTGGTAGCTGAACCCTTCCTCGGTGACGTTGGCCAGGGTGAACAGGTAGGCCGAATCGGCGGGCCGGTCCTGGCTGACCGTGAGCGCGCCGGTGCTCCAGTACGGCATGACCCGGAACACCGAGCACATGTCGTTGATGAGCTTGTAGGCCTCCTCGGCCGTCTGGATGTTGATGTTGCAGGAGAAACGCGGTTCGGTGCTGCCGAAGCCATTAGGCACCAGCTCGCTGGCGTACTGGCTGGCGGCGTAAAACGCCCACTTGTCCAGCTGCGCGGCCTTGATGTGATCGCCAAAGCCGTAGCGGGTGGAGGTGAGTAGATCCCACAGACACCAAGCGGGATCGGTTGTCCATTGCGCAGCACCGAACGATCCGTTCCAGATGCCGGAATAGATCAGCCGCCCGGTGGTCGAATCAACCGTGGCGTTTGATGGTATCCGCACCTTGATGCCGCGGATCAGATAGGAGCGGCTTGGGATGCTGGAGAACTGCTCAGCATCGACCCGCAGGGCCACCAGGGCGCTGTTGGGGTAGCGCAGTTTGGCGTAGGTGATCTCGGTGTAGCTGGACCAGCTGAAGGCGTTTATCAGCTTGGCGCTGCCGCTGTCGTCAGTGATGCGGGTGATCTTGATGTCCACCGGAAATGCGCCGGTGAGACTGACCATGTAATCCCGCTGATAGGTGTCAGCTGTACGGCCGCTGATCGTGTCGTCCACCACGGTGGTGTAGCCGCCGGAGTTGTACTGCACGGCAATCTGCAAACGCACGCTGGTGCCTTGGATGTCGCCTTCATCGGTGAAACGCTGCAGTTGCGGCACGTTGATGCTGATCCGCGCCGCGTTCACGTTGCTGTCGGTGACGCTGCGAACAATCGGTGACGCCTGTAGCACCGATATGCCGACAGGTTTCTCGTCCTCGATGTCGGCCGCAAGTGGGATGAAGGTCTGGTTCTGAGTGCCGTTGCGTGTCTCGACCGTGACGTTCTGGAAGTTGTAGGAGCCGTTCGCGTTCTGCAGCGGGGTGTTGTCCAGGAAGATCGACTTGGCGCCATCCTTCAGGCCCTGAATCTCGCCTTCGCTGATCAGGTCAACGACCTTGGCGTACTGCGTCGAGTTGAGGTTGTCGGATGCTTCGGTTGGCGTGCGGCCACCTCCTCCGCCGCCGCCGCCCTTGCCGCCACCGCCTCCTCCACCACCACCAGCGCCGTAGATCCTTGCCATCAGCCGTTCACCTGCACGGTGTCGATGCCGGCGGAGATCACCACCGAGCCGACCAGCGTCTCGCCATAAACGATCGGCACCGGCACGCCCTGCCGGCTTGTCTGCTGGATGCCGGAAAAGCTGTAGGACTTGCGGGGATCTTGTTCAGTGTTGGCACCGGTTGGCATCTTGGGCACCGGCGTGAGCAGCTGCGCCACGCCGCCCAGCACCAGGCTGACGCCAACGCCAAAAACCATGGAATTCAGCACGCCTGCCGCAACCACCCCACCAAGCGTTCCAAATGTCACGACGCTTGCCAAAGCAATAAGGGCCACGCCCGCAATGATCCGCCCCACTGCTCCAGCACCGGCCAGCACCGGCACGATCTTGATCTGCTGCTGCCCGGCAGGGTCGTGGAGCTCATCTACTGCCAGGTCGTAGCTGCCCACACTGACCCGGTAGTGCTGGGCGGTCAGGTGCCGCTCCAGCTGCGGGAAGTTGGCCAGCAGAAATCGCACCGCTTCAGCGGCCGTGGCCACTTCAGCTCGAAACACGCGCCGGCCTAGGAACTTTGCCAGCCGCCCATAGACCCGAATCTCGCGCAGCATGGCCCGCCTCAGCCTCCGCCCATCGTAGTGAACTCAGGATGCCGCAGCCTTCGGCCGGTCGCCTTCTGAAGCCAGCCGCCATAGAGATCGCGCGAGGAGAGACGGCCACGGATGTGATGCAACAGCAGGCCGTCGCCGATGTAGACGCCGACATGGTTCAGGCCTGTTCCGCTGATGTTCATCAGCAGCGCATCGCCCACCTGCAGCGGTTCTTCGTCATCCAGCACCCGAAAGCCGGCCGCCTTCCAGCAGTCGTCAAACATCGGCGCCGCCTCGAAGGCTTCAGGCGTCAGCGGCCGCTCCCAGTCCAGCAGCACCAGGCCATGCTCGCCCCACCAATCCCGCGCCAGGGTCCAGCAGTCGGTGATGCCCCAGGCCCATTGGCGGCCGATCAGCGGCGCCTTGTAGCCGCTGGGTTCACAGCCGCCCCATGCTTCGGTCTTCGGGTTGACGATGTGCCAAGGCAGGGCGCTGCGTTCGCAGCCAATCAGATCCGGCTGGCTGGGTTCGGGTGGCGTAACCGGGTGGCTGTGCACCACCGCCACGATCTCGCCGGCATCTTCGGCCGCGGCGAAATCTTCCGGGTTGAGGATGAACTGGTCAGAGCCGCTGCAAAGGTTCTGGCAGGGCCAGTAACGCTTCCGGCCTTTGACCACCACCAGCAAACCACAAGCCTCGCGTGGGTCTTCCGCCTTGGCGTGCTCGAGTGCTGCCGCGCGCCAGGTCATGAGAAGAACGTTCCGATGCCAGGGAAAGACCCGAACGGCAACACATTGTCAGTTGTGCGGAATGTCATGGCGTTGGATGCTGTGAATGTGTAGGTCGCAGCTGATGGAGACGGAGGCATGAAATACAGGGTCAGAACTGTGCCGTTAGCTGGGTTGCTGCCGTAGCTGGCCAGGGTGATGCTTCCCGAGCCAATCGTTGCAATGGTTGTATCAATGCCATTGCTGCCAAAGACGCGCATCCCGACCGATAGTCCGGTGGTGTCGATGGTGATGGAACGGGTTGTTGAAATTCCGAAGCGGAAAACCACCGCAGTAGCTGACTTGACCAGCTGATAGGGCCTTGCGCTTAACGTCGCGGTATTACTTGAGATAGCTGTGACTGTGGTCCCGTCTGGGATGTAGGTTCCAGACACCGACAAACCGACTTGAAGGTTGGCGCCAGTTGTCACCGTCATGCTGGCTGCAGTTGCGGAAGGGGTAGCCGACTGAGTTTGAGTTGTGGATACCGTTGCTGCTGCACTCATCACCAGGGCAGTGTTGTTGGTTATCGAGCTGATCGTGGCTCCTGTTGCCACACCAACGCCGTAGATTGACTGCCCTGCTACAAGCCCTGCGGTGGAGTTGAGGGTCAGCGCGGTGCTGCCCTTGGTGACGGTCCCAGTTCTGCGGATGGAGTCAAACCTTGTTTTGCAACTATTCAGCTGTTTGCCGCAGACATCCAGGCTGCTGCTAGATACCGGGTTGTTATTGGCGTCGTAGTAGGCGGCTTCGCCATAGCCGCACTCCGCACTTCGGTAGACCCACTGGCAAATGTTCGCGATGCACTGCCGCTTTGGCGCGCGCACGCCGGCCAGGTCAAATGCGGCGGCCAGCTCAAATTCCACCACGTCGCGGGTCTCGGTCACCTTCCGGTCTACGTAATAGATCTCGCGCGGAAATTCTGCGGTCGAGTCCGGCGTGCCGTAGGGGTTGGTGCCACCGGGGAAGTTGGCGCCGTCGATGTAGCGGGCCAGCGTGCGGATCCGCGTCACCTTTGCAGCTTCCAGCCCGTCCGGCAGGCTGAGCAGCAGCGCCGTGATCGTGCCGAGGATGTTGCTCACCCGCATCTTGGGTCGCGGCAGCTGGCCGTTGCCGCTGTAGTCGAAGCCGTCGGCCTCGACCGGAAACCGCAGATAGGAATTGCCAGCCCAGACCACTTCGCCGTTGCTGTTCAGGCTGCTGCCCGCGTGGAAGCGATAGGTATCGGCCACGCCGTGCTGGAGGGTGTTCAGCTCCAGCTCGAAGAGCTCAATGACGGCTGATGGCGCGATCGCCTGAAGATCGGAAACGGGAACCGTCACGGCTCAAACACCTGGCGGAAGGTGGCGCGGATCTGGTTGTTGTTGCAGTTGCTCAGGGTCGTCTGCCAGTCCTCGCAGACGTACTTCCCAGCGGTGCCGCGGGGCGGCGTCCAGTCGAATGAATCCACACCACCACGGGCATCGAGGAACGCCAGGATCGTGTCGCGCTCGGTGTCGGTGCGATTGGAGAACACCAGGCTCCACTCTTTCGGGTTGGTGTTGAGGCCGAAGCGGATCCGCTGCTCGTAGCCGTCGCCGGCCTGAAACTTGCGAGCCCGTGGCTTGCTGGCCTCGGTGGCCTCAAAGCTTGGGGTGAATCCGAAAACGGCCATGGGTCAATCCTAAGCAGCGAGCAAACCGCCGGGCCGTTTCTGACGGACCAGCTCACTCTGCACCGCCTGCGAAATCACGCGGCCGAGTTGCTCGCCCTTGCCGGCGTCGCCCTGCACCTGGCTACCGCTGGCGTCCACGTTCACCGTGACGTTGGTGCTGCCTCCACCGCCTTTCATGGCAACCGGGATCCGCCTGCCATCAGGCAGGGGCACATAGGCCTCGGGCATCGAGCCCTCGCCAAACATGGCCAACTGCGGACTGCTGGCGATGCCACCGCCGGCGTATTTGCGCAAGGGCAGCGGGCCGTCGCCGCTCATGATGCCGCCGTCAGCAAAGCCGAAGGCACCGGTGATGCCCTTGACGATCGGCGCGATCACCATGGTCTGCAGCAGTTGCCGGGCAATGTCTTTCAGCACGCCAGCGGCAATGCTGCGCAAGCTGTCGCCCCAGTTTTCGGTGCCGTTGATTACTAGGTCGAGCGCTTGGCTGATGCCGCCGCCGATCGAGTTAGCGATGCCTTCGACCAGCTGCTTTTTCTGCTCGTAGGACTGCTGCATCCGCTCGAGAGCTTGCTGCTCAGCCGTAAGCCCCTCAACGATGCCCGGCTGCGCCGCCAGCCGGTCCTGCGTGGACTTGAGGATTGCTTCCGCGTTTACTCGCTGCTCGGCGGTGAGGTCTTTTGATTGCAGATCCTTCACCAGCTGCTGCTCGAGCACCTGCAGGCTGGCTGTCTCTGAAGTGGCTGCACGCTCGCGATCGACGGCCTGCCGGGCCAACTCAGGGCTCAGCCCGGTGCGCTGCAGCTCCACCATGCGCTCGAAGTCTTCGCGCTGCTCGCGCACAGACTTGCGTTGTTGATCCAGCTGGCTGGTGATAGTGCCGAGCTCTGCCTGGCGGCTGTTCACCAGGTCGCCGGCGGCCGCGGCCAAACCGGCCGAGCGGTTGGCGCCCACAGCAGCGTCGAGGCGCTGCCCAGCGGCTGCCACACCGGGCTGGCCGGGCATTGATGCCACGGATGCCCCAGGGCGTGCTGCAGAGCCGCCCTGCAGGTGCAGGAGCCGCATCGGCCCCTCTGGGGTCATGATCTCGACCGCGTAGCCGCCGGCGCCGGTGAAGCCCAGATCGCGTAGCAGGCTGGCGCCACCCTTCAGGCTGATTCCGCTGCCGCTGGGGGTGCCGAAATCCATTCCGGCGTGGAAGTTGCGGCCAAACATGTTGCGCCGGCCGTAGCCGCTGGTCACCCCATAGCTCGAGGGGTCGCGGCCGTTCACGTTCAGGTAGCGATCGGCATCAGCCGCCGTGATGCGCCGGCCATTGGCCCAGCGCGCGTCGAGGTGCGGGCCGGTGCTCTGGCCGGTGCTGCCGGTGCGGGCGATGATGCCGCCCGGGGCCATCGGTGCGCCCGTCATGGCTGCCGCCGCTGCTTGACCACCGGCGGCCATCTTGCGCGCCATCTTGTCGGCGGCATCCTGCAGGATCTCGCTGATTCCACGCGCAACGCTTAGCTGGTAGTCGGCCAGCGTGCGCTCGATCTGCACCTTGCGATCGGTGGCGCTCTGCTCGATCTGGATCTTCTGCTCGGTGAAGCGCCTGGTGGCTTCGTTGAGCCGTGCCTGGGTATCGAGCGCCTCAGTGCCCAGGCCAGCGCCGCGCAGCTTCTGCCGTTCGGCCTCGAGGGCAAAGTCCTGCTGCTGCGCCTGGATCCGCCGGCGGGCCTCTGCCGTGCTGCGCTCCAGCTCCTGCCGCTGGTCGCCCAGGTCGCGCTCGAGCTGAGCTGCGCGCTGGATCGATTGCTCGCGGAAATCAGCCAGCCGCTTCTCGGCATCCTCCCGGATCTTCAGCTGCTCGCCGAGGCGCTTCTTGGCGTCCTCCATGGCCGAGCGTTCACGCGCCTGCTGGCGTTCCCGCGCAGCATCATCCTGCGCCCGCTGTTGTGTCCCGGTCGGGTTGTCACCAGGGGCCGCTGCTGCCCGTTCACGCTGGAACTGCTGAAACAGTTGCTCCTGACGCTGCCGGAAGTAATCCTGCTTCCCGCCAAGATCAAACAGGTTGAAGCGGCTGCCGGCCTCTGCTGCAGCCCGGTCACGCGCGCGGATGCGGTCCTGCAGGATGGCCTCGGCGCCTTTGTCGCCACCCATGGCGCCAAGCACGTTGGCCACGTCTCTCAGGCCGGTGGCGAATTCTTTGACCAGCTGCAGCGCCGTCGGGCCGAAGATCCTGCTGATCGACTTGCCGACGCCCTCGGCTGCGATCTGCAGATCCTTCAGCGCCTGCGCGCCCGTATTGAACTGCGCGTTCAGATCATCGAGCTTCTCGCCCTTCAGCTGCGCCAGCGCGCGCAGCACCACGTCGGTGGTGATCTTGCCTTGGGAGCCGAGATCTTTCAGCTCGCCGACCGTGACCTTCAGCTCCTTGGCGATCGCCTGGCCTACTGCTGGCGCCTGCTCACGGATTGATCGCAGTTCATCACCCTGCAGCACGCCGGAGCCAAGCGCCTGTTTCAGCTGCTCCAACGCTGCGGCGCTTTCCGTTGCCGTGGCGCCACTGGCCCGGGCCGCAGCCGTAAAGCCGATGTATGCGTCTTCCACCTCCTTCAGCGTCACGCCGGTGGGGCGCAGGGCTGCGTAGAGCTTGGAGAATGAATCTGTCGCCTCGGTCTGGCTGATCCGCAGCGTCTGCGCGATGCGTGCTGAGGCTGCCTGAGCGGCGTTGTATTCGCCGAATTGGTCGGTGAGCGCTTTGAGCCGCACCTGCGCTGTTTCAGCTGCCAGACCGGCTTCCACGGTGCCGCGCGCTACATCCATGGCTGCGTTGGCGGCCATAGCGGTGGCACCCCCCGCCACGCCGCCCGCAAAGCCCGCCAGGAGCGCGCTGCCACGGGATAGGCCACCAGACTTTGAAGCGGTGCTTTGGAAGCGCTGCAGCCGCCGCTCAGCGGCCTCGATGTCATTGGTCAGCAGCTTGAACTTCCGGCTGCCGAACTCGGCGTTGTCGCGCAATGCCTTCAGCGCGCCAACAGTCCGCTGCAGGCCGGCAACGGTGTTGTTCGAGGCGCTGCCGAGCGCCTTGGTGGCTGTATAGAGCTGATCGAGCGATCGCTTGCTGACGTTGCTCTGCTGCGCGAGCCCCTGCAGCCCACGCTTCAGCTGATCCAGCCCCTGGCCTTCCAGCTTTGCGGTGAACTTGATCGCCGTGTCGAGGGTCATCGCCATGGATCAGCCCTCTCGGTTCATTGCTGCCAGCGCTGCGCCTTCCATTACCTGCAAGTCCTCCAGGAGCGCGCGCGGGTCTTTCACTGCATACATCTTAAAGAGCCAGGCCAGCGCGCCGTAATCGAGCCCGATTGCCCCACCAGCACTGGTGCGCCATTGCGTTTGCACACGGCACCACATCAGCACGGCCTCCCAATTCTCTGGCCACACCTCGAACATCTCCGGCTCCGGCTCCTCGATGATCACGCCAAAAGCGGCCGCGTCATCGTCCAGCTGCTTGCCGCTGTCTTTTCCGCCGCCGGCCCAATGCTCAGCGGCGGCTGTCAGTTTTTTCGCTTGCCCTTGCTCAGGCTGTCGAGCCAGCTGCTGACCACCGCAGCGGCCACCAGGGGCACGTTCAGCAGGTCGGCCTTCGCCTTTTCGCTGTAGGGCACATCACCTGCCTTGGCGTCCTGGATGCCGCTCCAGCCCACCAGCACCTGGTCGCAGAGCTCATCGTCGCTCAAGTCGCCGGCCTGGATCTGATCCCAGATCTCGCGGATGCGCGCCTGCGGCAACCGCTTGAACTCGGCATCAAAAGTCTGCTTGTCGAACCGGCCACCATCGATTGGAAACTCGACGGTGACCGGCCAGCTGTACGACTCGCTCTGTGACAGAACGAATGCCATTGAGGGCTCCTATCAGGTGAAGGCCAGGGAGAACTCGTTGTTGCCTGCCGTGGTGGGAAGGGCCACGTAGGGAACGTTGAGCATCTGGATGCCGTCCTGATCCGAGTAGCTCGGCTGGGTGGCATCAACCTGGGATGCGGTGAAGGTTACCCGGTTTCCGGCCGTGGTGCCGTGCAGGAAGGTCAGGTTGCCGGTGGCGCTGCCCAGTGCCACCGAGAAGTAGTCCTTCGCGGCGATCGTGGGCGCTTCGATCACCACCGTGCCAGCTGGCTTGCGGTCGGTGATGATGACTTCCTTGGTGCAGCCGATCAGCTCGCGGTAGACGATGTTATTGGCCAAGTTGAAGTCCACCGACATCAGGCAGCCGGAGTAGCTGAAGAAGGAGAAGGAAGAGGTGTTGCCTTCCTTGAAGATCAGCGGCGTGGCCTGAGCTGAATAGGTGACAGCAGGCTGAGCCGTGTCGGTCACTGCGTTGTAGATGCCGGTCATCTCGAACTGCAGCGTGGGGATCTGGCCGAGCTGGCAGGTCATCGTGACCGAGCCGCGAGCACCAGTCAGTTTGTGCTGCACACCATCCACGTTGTAGACGATCGTGCAGGAGCTGAAGGTGGCGGACACCGGCGCATAGGTCACCGAAGTGCTGGCCACCACCGTGCCGGACATGCCGCAGGCCTTCAACAACGCGTCATAGCGGGGGGCCGTGCCAGCGGTGCCGGATCCAGCGAGCTCAACCTCGAAGGAGCAACGCACCCGGGTGTTCGCTAGCAGCTGGTCGCTGTTGCCGAGGTAGGGGCGGATGAGGTCACGGCTGACCACATCAGCCTCCAACGGGGTCACGTCGAGCGAGCGCACCAGCACTGCGTCAGTGCCGGCCGGGGTCGCATCGGTGCCGTAGGTCGATTCAGTCTTCGCCAAGATCAGGCGTTTGCGGCTCAGGAGTGCCATTGCTCAAAACCTCAGGTTCTGGGTTGAGGGGTTGGGCCGGCTCTGTCCGCTCAATGAGCTTCCGCTTGCCGGTTTTGGGGTCGAGCAGGTAAGTCCCGCCCTGGCCCCAGTATTCGTCCACCATCGTAGCCATGATCAGCTCGCGAGATTTGTGACGGAGGTTCGGTACAAGACACGATAGTCGCACTGGATCTCGCCAGCTGCGCCATCGGCCTCGGTCAGCACAAAAGTGACGCCGATCGGCTGGATGTCGATCGCGTAGCCGCCCAGCGTCAGGTCAGCCATCAACTTGCCGTGCAGGCTTTCCACGATCGGATCGGCCTGTTGGTCCGGGATGGCACCGCGCACGATCACGGTCACCCGCACCGTCATCGCCCAGTCGAGCGTTGGCAGGCTGGTGTTCTGGCTGGCGGTGTCGCTCAGCGGTTCCACCACGATCGCCGGGCTTTCCTCGCGCGTGATCGGCTCCACCCTGCTGCGGTAGATCCGTGTGCTCACTCCAGTGGTGCCGGTCAGTGCCGTGCGCACGGCCGCCAGGATTGTCTCGCGCTTGGTGGTCATGTCTTGGTGAGCCCGATTTCAACGAAGGCCCCATCATCCAGCTTTCGCGCTTCACGCACCTGGTAGTTGACGCCGGCCACCGTGATCGCATCGCCGTACTTCAACCCACCGAAATCGGCCGTGCGCGCCGTCAGCGAATAGTCGGTGGTCAGCACCATGTCGCCGGAGATGACCTGGCTGGGCATGTCGAGGATGCCCAACGCTGAAATAACGCCAGCCGTGCAGCTGACGCCGAAATCGTTTAGGAAGACTGAGAGATCTTCAGTGATCATCACGCAAACACCCGATACGGGTCAGCAGGGGTCACCACAAATTCCTCCCACCCATCAGGAAGCGCCCCAGCAAAGTTGACGTGCCAGCCATCGAGCACGGTTGGCGCAACGATCACGTCGCCGGTCTCAGGGTCGTACTCACCACCACGGGTGATGGTGCCAACAACGTCAATCGCGTGATCGTGGGTGTAGGCGGCAAGGGTGTCATCCGTGATGAACCCAGCAGCGGTTGCGGCTGAGGTCCAAGTGGGCTCGTCGGTGAAGCGTAGGAAGTAGGTCATGGTTGGGTGATCTGCTGGAGGGTGGTGTTGCTGAGGCAGGTGGGCCAGTAGGTGAGGCGCTTGATGGTGCCGTTGAGCTGATACGGTCCACTTCCGCCAACGTTTTGGTTTCCAATTAAAAGTTGAGTTACGCCACTATTGTTTGCAAATGCACTATTGGTATTTGTTTGAACAGTGGCGCCTGCACTTGTTCCAGCAATCACAGAAGAATTCCAAGCAAATACAGTTTTATAAGTTTGCCCGTAATTTAAAAATGCAGACAATCCAATATTGACTTGATTGTTTTGCGACGCAGGCGCATAACGGGATAGGGAATTTATGTTGTCACTGGCATTTGAATTTCCAACCAGGCGACTTCCGTATCCGTTAAAAGAACCCACGCTGGGATTGGTAATGCCCCAAATACCATAAGAAGAAGTTGACTGGACAGAGGAACCTTGGAATCCACAGACAAAATCAGCTTCTATGGTTCCCTCCGTCTGGTTATACCAGGAGCTAAAGTTCGCCCCGGTAATGCTGGCCACATCTGCGGCGCGGGTTGCGGTTGCGGACGTGGTTGGGATGTAGGAGGTGGAAAAAGCTCCGGCTTCGAGTTGGGCGCCCCAGATGTAAATGCCAGAGGTGCCGTCTCCGGTGTAAGTAGTAGACAGAGCATTGTTTGCAATTCCTATTTTATTATTACTTAAAACTTGCGCTGCTCCAGTAGTTCTTGTAGTTACACACCGATACCACCCGTTAGCTAAAGCTGTAATTGTTGACGTATTGCCCGTTTCATTATATACAATAGCTCCAGTATCTAGATTGAAAAGCGTGTAATAATTTGCAACCCCAGGAGAAGTAGGCGACATAGCCAAAATTGACCGTGTTCCTTTTTTGGCAAAGCACGAAAGAGTATAAACAGTGTTAACGGTAACTGTAATGGTTTGTGAAACGTTGTGCTCACTATTTGCTGTATTTTCTGTAATTAAATCAGCGGTTATGCTGCCACTAGAAGATGCAATAGCATTTGCAATTGATCCGCTACCAAATGCTTGAAGCGCGTTTGGTGTCCAAGTGGCATCAAACTCTTCACTCCTCAGCAGCAAATTCGTCCTCGCCTCTTCCACCAGCAGGCCAAGGCTTTCACCCGTTGTTGGGTTGTGGTCAAAGCGTGGGGCAGAGTTGATGACGCTGGTGGTGGGGACGTACTCACCGACGGTGGACGCTTGCTCTAGTTGGGCGCCAACCACGTAAAGACCGTTGGTTCCGTCAGCAACGTTGGTTTTGATTGTCCAAGCATCACTACGGTTTCCAGCAGGAGACGTGGTTGTGGTAAATAGCCAAGAAACACGATACCAACCGTTTGCAAGAGGAACAATAAAGGCGGCTTGTAAGTCGGCAGAAGGGCTTGGTGCCGTACCGTTGCCAGTCAATGTAAAATCAACAGTTAAACCTGTCGTATTGCTGCGCAATCTCAAAATAGTAGCGCCAGAGGGTTTAACAAATAAAGACTGAGTATGTTGAGTTAAGTTGGTAAGCGTAACTCCGCTTCCAAAATTAAAACCATCTGTATTATTACCAGTATTTGCGCCAACATTTAGCGTGAATAGAGACGCAGTAGTTCCGCCAAATGGGTTTGCAATGCTGGCGGTTGTAAGTGTTGAATTTGTTGCGCCGTAAGCATTTGCAACAAGGATTGCATCGCTGAACGTTTTAAGGTTCGTCACCGCCGACCGCAACACCCCGGAGCTGTCCACAAACGTGGCGGAGCTGGCGCGGGTGTGGGTGATCCGGGGGTCGAGGTTTTTGTAGCGCGCAAAATTGAGATCGAGCGCAGCAATCGTGAATAAATCACCGCCGCCAAGCCCAGGCCGCAACCTGCGTTGCAGACCGCGCTGCAATCCAGTGGTCAGATTGCGAGCCATGACTTAAAGCGCTCCGGCTTTACAGGCCACGCTAGGCGTGCCGCCGCTCAGGCTCACAAGGCGCAGCCGGATGTAACGCACCGGGCAACCACTCAATGCAAAGCCATAGGTGCCGTTGGCGGTGATCGTTGTGTCAGCCCCAGACTGGTCCAGGTTGAAGTAGCTGGTGTCATCCAAGCTGGCCTCAAATCGCAGCACCACATTGGTGCCGATGCTGCTCACGCTCACCTGGAAGGTCACCGCGGTGGCGTACACCTCAATGCCACTGGTCACACCAGCGGCCGTCAGAGTCGTCAGGCTCTGAACATCGAATGCTGCAATGTCACCCAGCGGCATCGGTCATGCTCCAATCATTGCTCAATGGTAGCCGCAACGTCCGGCTTCACCTTGCGGGTTGCCTTCGGCTTGGGCTCCTCGGCCGGCGCCTCAATGGCGCGACCAATGCGCAGCAGCTCGGCTGCCACGTTGCTATCCAGCTCGTAGACCTTGCCAGCCTCGAGGTATTCACCCCGAGCAGCGCAGTCGATTTCTATGAGAACCTTCATGAGTAAAAAAGGGGGCGGTTGCCCGCCCCCGCTCCTATCAGGTGGTGATGTCCAGGATGGCGGCGAAGCTCTTGGGATCGCGCACGGCCACGTCATAGGTGACGATGCCGCGAACGCTGGTCAGAGCCTTGCTGAAGTCGTCCTGGTCCTCACCCACGGTGATCTCAAGGCCATTGCCCCAGAAGCCAACGATGGCCTGGCTGAAGTCGCCCATCAGCAGAGCGGAGCAGACGCCGCTGCTGCTGCCCTTGGTCAGGGTGCTGGGCACCTGGTTGGTGGCGGCCAGAGGGTAGCCGTTCAGGGTGCCGGGGGTCGGGCCGCGGCCGATGCGGGCTGCATCAGCGTTGAACAGGAAGGGGCCGTCGCCAGTGGTAGAACCGCCAGCGCGCAGTTTCTTCAGGGCTGCAAGCACCTTGTAGTTGGTGAGGTAGGCCACGTTGCCGGGGTTGACGGCACCGTTGACGTTCATCACGGCAGCTTCAAGATCCACCACCTTCTCCAGGGTCACAGCGCCGCCGTTGGTGCCCATGGCCACCGAGCCGATGCCGGAGGTCTGCATGATGCCGGTGGGCTGGCCGCTGGAGCCGGAGCCGTTCATGATGCCGAGGTCGATGGCGAGGTTGATGCCATCGGTCAGGTCACGACGCACCAGCTCCTCGATGCCAGGGGTGCCCTGCAGCAGGGTCTGGCGGCTGTACTTGGAAAGGGCAGCCAGGTTCTTGGGCGCCAGAGTCACCTGATCGAAAGTCGATTCCGACTGGGTGATCGCGGTGGTCTGGCTGCTGAGGTAGTAGGTCGAAGCCACGCCGGAACGACGGGGGATCGCCACGTTGCCCACCAGGCCGGGCATGGTGCGCACGCCCAGCTGGAGCATCACCGCATTGTTGCGGAGAAACTCGATGAACTCGTCGGCCATCAGGTCAGTGGCAACCAGGTTGCCACCGGTGGTGGCGCCCGAGGTCACGTAGGTGGCGCGTTGGCTCAGAGCCGAGAAGGGAACGAAGAAGCTCCGCTCGGTGGTCTTGGCAATGCCGGATTTCTCCACTTCGCGAGAGAGGTCACGCACCAGGCCAGCTTCGCGGCTGGACCAGTCGCCGGTCAGCATGGCGCGGATGCCAGCGGTGATGCTGTATCCGGCCCGCTCTTGAGCGGCCATCTCAACGGGGGCCACGGTCTCGACGGGCTTGATGCCAAGTTTGTCGAGCACAGCAGCGCGGGCTTCATCGAGGCTGCGGCCGCCTTCGATCAGCTGGCGACCGAGATCGGCCATGCCGTGCTTCTCAGTCAGGGCAGAAATGCCGGCGATGCGAGCGCGCTCAGCCTTAGCAGCCTCGGCAGCCGCTTCAGCCCGCACCGCTGAGATGTCAGGGGTGTTGTCCATCGGAACCTCAGGTTCTGGTTGGGGGGTTGGAGTTGCGGCGGGGGCCGCAGGTTGAGCGTCGAGAGCACGCCCGACGCCGACCGTTGGGTCTGCAGGTATGCTAACCACGCTCACTTCGTAAGGACTCCAGCGAGTCGCTACGAAGTCTTCGCCGCGTTGTTCCATGTCGCCGATCTGGTAGCCGACCGACACATTGCGCAGCACGCCGTCTTTCACGTCGGCCAATACTTCCTGAGCGAAAGCATTGCGGCTGAACTTCACGGCCACGTAGCCGCGCTTTTTCTTGCCGTCGATCCAGGCACGCTCGACCACACCAATCACCCGGGCCGGATCGTGGTTGAATAGCAGCGGCGCGCCATCCTCAAGGCGAGCCAGATCCACCGCTTCGCGCGTGTGGGCCAGGATCTCGTTCCCGAAGTAACGGGCAACGGGGTATTCAGAAGAGAAGGGGAACTCAATAGTGCGCTCGTCTTCGCTGACCGTGAAGTCAGCGACTGCGGCGCGCTTCAGTAGCTGCCCTTCAAGATCACGCGATAGGTCCATCGGTGCCCTCGGTGTTGTCTTGTCCATTATTGTCCGTCGAAGCCGCATCACTCGCCGGGTCCATCTCCACGGCCTGGTCCTCGGTCACATCGCCCGCCTGCTGCGTGCCTGAGGCGTTCACCTCATGCGGGTCGGTGTCGAAGGTCAGGTCGAGGTCATCCGTCATTGCGAGCTCAGCTGCCCGGGCCATCAGCAGCTCCTCGAGGTCGCCGCCCTGCTCGGCCACCACCTCGCCCAGCGTCTTGAAGCCGCAGCGCACTGCGTCCTTGTAGGCCTGCACCTCCTTGGCCGGATCCACCCATGCCCAGCCACGGGGCATCCACCGGATTGCCCGGTAGCGCTCTGGATCGGTCTCGTAGAACGGCAGGTTCAGCGCACCGCCAAGCACCGCCATCTCCAGCCATGCCTCGAACACCGGCTGGTGCAGGTTCTCGATCAGGAACTGCTGCAGCGCGCGCCAGTGATCGCGATCCTCGAGCAGCGACAGCCGGCTACTGGAGTAGTTCGTCTGAGAGAAATCGCGCGAAATGCTCTCGTAGCTGCACCCCACGCCGGCCGCCATGCCCCGCAGCATCGCCCGCAGGAACGGCTCAAACTGTCCATCCGGTGCGTCCAGCTGGGGCACCGTCACCTTCTCGCCGGGCGCCAAATACTTGAAGACGCCGGGCTCGAAATTCGACACCCGCTCGCCATCCACCACCTCATCGCCCTGCAGCTCGCCCTCGGGTGACTCAATGAAGCCCATCAGCGCACTCGATGCCCGGCTGCGGATCACTTCCGCCTCCTCGTAGCCCGCTAGGTGGTGCAGCCGCTGGATCGCGGTCGCCAGCATCGGCACGCCCCGGGTCTGGCCGGGCCTATCCATCAGGTAGAGGTGGATGATCTCGCTGGCCGGGATCAGCTGGTGGCGCGCACCAGACGGCCCCTGGAATGGCGCATCGCCTGGGTGTTTCTTCAGGAATGCGTACTGCACCGGCCGGCCCCAGCGGTCGCACTCGACCCCCATCCGCCACTCGTTGCCGTCGATCGTGCTCTTGCCCGTGTAGGTGTCGTCCAGCAGATCCGACTCGATCACCTCCAGCGCAAACGGCACCTTCCCGCCGCCGAACGGCTGCCGCACCTTGCGCAGGAACACCTCACCCGACTCGGCCATCGCGCCGACCACCAGGCGCTCCATGTCATGCCAGCTCAGCCGGCCGCCGGTGTGGCAGTGCTGCTTCTTGCTCCAGACCTTCCACGCATTCTCGATCGCATCGTTCACCGGCTGGTCCAGGCGGCCACCACCGCGCACCATCCGCACCTGCGCCTGCATCTTGATGCCGGTGCCAATCACGTTGTTTTTCACCGCGCGGATAGCCTGCCGCGCGTAGTCGTTGTCGCGCACCAGCTGCCGCGAGCGGTTGCGTAATCTCGGCAGGCTGCCCTTGATCTCGGCATCGGCACTGGAGCCGCCCGTCACCCAGTCGCTAGTCAGCCGGCTGACCATGGCGCCCTGATACATCCGCCGCCGTGGTGCAGGGGCTGGCTCAGCGGTGCCGCGCTGTAGCCAGCCGAGGATCGAGGATCGGATGCCCATCAGAAGCGCACGAAGAGGTTGTGGGGATTGCCCAGGCCGTTGGCCTGCAGCTGCGCGGCCTGTTCGCGCTTCACGCTGGCCTTCAGATTAGATTCCAGCGCAAGAAGATCGGCCATCTCCAGCTTCTTCAGCCGCCGGTTGCCGATCGTGTACTCGGCCACAGCACCGCCGGAGATCATCGCCCGGATCGCCGCCTGCACCGCGTCTAGGTCTTTCTGCGCCTGGCTGCGGCCATCGAACGCGCCAGGGGTGCCCGTGTAGCTCAGCCCAGGCAGCACCTCGAGCTGTCCGGCGCCAATCGTCACATGCACGCCGCTGTTGCGCGCTTCAGCCTGCCAATACCAGCTGCCGGCATCAAACGCGGCGCTGGTGGCCTGCGCGATCGTGAACTCCCACCCGGTGCCATAGGCCGCACCCGTCACCGTGGCGCCTTCGCTCGCGGTGTTGGTCCGCAGGTAGTAGTAGAGCGCCCAGCCGTCGCTGCTGCTGATCGGGTTGCCGAGGTTGTCGCGGCTCGCAACCTCGCGCCATTTCACCGTGTCACCGGCTCGGATTTGCGCGGGGATGTTCACGGCTTCACCAGTTGCGGACGAATGCCGACGCCGCGGCTTTCTCCGATCTTAGGCGCGGCTTGCGTGCCCCGGCATCCGGTTTCTCCAGACGCTTCTCCAGCTGATCCCAAATTGTTCTGCGGTCGTACCGCTGATACAGCCGATGTACCGCTGCATATGCGTAGACCAGGCAGTCCAGCGCCTCGTTCCGGGCGCTTGGTTTCTTCACCCATTCCCGCACCGGGAAGCCCTTCACGTACCGCAGCGCCTGCTTCTCCGCCGTCAACTGCTCGAAATACTCGCCGCCCGTCTGCGCGTGGAAGTGCAGATAGCCCGGCCCGCGTTCGTTGTGCTTCAGCCGCCCGAACAGCGTCGTCTTGATCGTGTCGCCACCCACCGGAAACACCTGCGCGCCGCGCTTCAGCGTCCGGCCCTGCGCGTTGATGTCCACCTTGCTCGCCTTGCCGATCGGCGCCTTGCCACGCTGGCTCTGGCCCTTGATCGCGATCACACCCGCACCAGCGCGCTCCCTGGCGTACTGGTAAACCTCCGCGGTCGCGTGGCCGCCCGAGTCAACGCACACCACGTCCGCGCGCAGCTTGCCGCCCCCAGCGTGCTCCCACTGGTGCAGCACAAGCACATCCAGCTGCTTCCACACCTCCGGCCGGCACGGGTCGCCGAAGATCTCCTGGTGGTCGATCAGCCAGCCCTCTTCCTCCCGGCCCCACGCCCATACGCTCACCGCCAGTCGGTCGCCAGCCGATCCGCCACCACCCTGCACGTCCACGCCAATCGTCACCGCCAACGCACCATCCGGCAGCCTGCCAGCTGGATACGGCTCGCACCGCTGCAGCAGCGCATCCGAGCTCACCTTGCTGGCGAAGTCCTCCTCCCAGGTCTCAGCCAGCCGCGTGTTCACAAACGACTTCAGCATCGGCGCGTCGGTCTTGGCCCGCAGGAAGTCGTCCACCATGTCGGCCCAGCTCAGCCAGCCCAGCGGGCTGTAAAGCCCCGACAGCTGGTAGCCAGCCGTCTTGCCGTCGCTTGGTGCCGTCGCTCGCCATTCGCCCTGCCGTAACAGTGCTGGCTTGTGGATCTCCGCGAACCGCTCGCGGCAGTGTTCGCACTCATAGGCCGCCGTGGCCGGGTCGTTCTTCTCCCACTTCAACTGCGGCCACTTCATCCACTGCATCTCCCCGCAGCTCGGGCACGGCACATAGAACCGCCGCTGATCGCTGCGCTGATACTCGGCCTCGATCCGGCTGAAATCTTTCACCGTCGGGGTGCTGGTGAGCAGGATCTTGCGTCGCGCAAACGTGGTGGCCCGCTTCTCCGCCAAGCTCACCGGGTCGCCCTCGCCGTCCACATCCGTCGGGAAGGCGTCGATCTCATCGCAGAAGATGTACCGGCACGGTGTCGAGCGCAGACCCGTCGCCGAGTTGGCCCCGGTGAGCAGCATCATCCCGCCAGGGAACTCCTTTGCAAACATCGTGTTGCCGCTGTCACGGCTGCGGCTCGGTGCGATCTTGGCCGCCAGGCACGGCGTCTCGGTGATCAGACTTTCGAGCCGCTGCTTGCTCAGCCTCTTTGCCATCTCGACCGTGGGCTGGACAAGCAACATCGGGCCGGCTGCGTGGTCAATGACGTATCCGAGCCAGTTGCTCCCGCTCTCGGTCTTGCCCGTCTGCGCCGCAAACATCATCACCACCCGCTG